TTATATCAGATGCAGAATTTAGAATTTTAAGAGATGTAGATTCTGATAACAACAAAAGATATGCTACAGCTAATTTAGTAGCCTCAAACAGATTTATAGATACACCGGATAATTTATTGGTTATTAGGTCCGCTCAAATAATAGACTCTGATGGAAGTTCACAACCTGATAATAGAGAGTTTTTAGAGTACAGAGATACTAGTTATATGTCAGAATATAACCCAACTGGTGCAACTGGAGTGCCTAAATATTATAGTTATTGGGATAATGACACTATTGTAGTAGCTCCTACTCCAGATGCTACCTATACAATTCAATTAAATTATATCTTGAAAGATCCAGGTTTATCGAGTACAAATACAGAAACATACATAAGTAAAGTTTTTCCCAACGGGCTTTTGTATGCATGCTTAGTAGAAGCTTTTTCGTTTTTAAAGGGGCCAAATGATCTCTTGCAATTATACGAAGGAAAGTATAAACAAGTGGTAGAAGGCTTCTCGATAGAACAAATGGGAAGACGAAGACGAGATGAATATCAAAGTGGTGTTCCTCGAGTCGGAGGAAAATAAATATATAAGGAGATAAACTATGGCTATAACTCAGGCAATTGCGAACTCTTTCAAAAAAGAACTTTTGGAAGGTGATCACAATTTCAAACAATCTGGTGGAGACGTGTTTAAATTAGCTCTTTATACCGCAGGTGCGACTTTAACTTCTGCTACAACATCATACACTACTTCTCAAGAAGTGTCTGCTTCTGGTCAATACACAGCAGGTGGTGGGACATTGGTTAATGCAGGAACATCAATCACTGCTGGTGTAGCAAGAGTTGACTTTGACAACTTATCATTTACTGGTGTAACATTAACGGCGAGAGGTGCATTGATTTACAATACATCTGCTACTGTAACTGACGCAGCTGTTGCTGTATTAGATTTCGGTTCAGACAAAACTGCAACTTCTGGTACGTTTACAATTCAGTTCCCAGCACCAACATCAACTGCAGCAATTCTAAGAATTTCTGGTTAGTCATAGGAGGTAACTTCCTATGTCCAATACCTGGGGTTCACAGACTTGGGGCTTTAATCAATGGAATGATTTATCTAACGTAAGTTTTTCCATTACAGGGATTCCTGTATCTGCAACTTTAGGTGAAGAGACTACAGCCGGTGAAATTAATTCTGGTTGGGGTAGATTAGAATGGGGTGCTCAAGGTTGGGGCATTCAAGGTACTTTAGAAGCAACAGGTAATTCTTTATCTTCAAATTTAAATTCAGTAACTGTTGATACAGAAATAAATCAAGGTTGGGGTTCTGATACCTGGGGTTATGAAACTTGGGGTATATCAGGTTTAACTGTTGATTTAACAGGAATTCAATTATCTGCAAATTTAGGTTCACCAACATTTAATATAACTGCTAATGTAGATGTAACAGGTGAAGAAGCAACTATTACTCAAGGTGATACTTTAGGATCAGCAACTGTAGATGTAAATTTAACTGGTCAACCAATGACAGCAACGCTTCAATATCAGGAAGCGATTGTAGATCCAACAGGACAAGAATTAACAGCTAATGATGGCACAGCTGAATTAGATGCAAATACTATAGTTGAAGTATCAGCAACTTCTGCTGCTACTTGGAATGGTAATTATGCATGGGGATTTGGTGTATATGGTAATCAGCAAGTAACTACACTTGCTATGTCTATGCAGGAAGGAGACGTGGATCCTGCTCCAGATGTTGCATTAACTGGTCAAGCAATGGCCATGTTCCAAGGTGAAGAAACTGTTACTGGAGATGCTAATGTAGATGTAACGGGTGAAGCTATAACTGCAAATCAAGGTCAAGCTGAATTAGATGCAAATACTCAAGTAGATGTAACAGGTCAAGAAATGGCTATGCAGGAAGGTGATGAAACAGTCACTGGAAATGCTAATGTATTAGTATCAGGAAATGCCTTGACAATGGCTACAGGAAGCCTTAGAACATTAATATGGAACCAAGTAAATACTGGCACAGCACCAGTTGTTCCACCAGGTTGGCAAGAAGTTGACACCGCTGCTTAAAAATAATATATTGACTTTACAGTCAAAATTTATAAAATTTAAAAAATTGGAGACATAAAATATGGCAAACTCAACATCAGCTAATTTAAAATTAACTGTACAAGCAACTGGTGAGAACTCAGGAACTTGGGGTCAAATCACAAATACAAACTTATTAATTTTAGAACAAGCTATCGGTGGTTATGATGCAGTTGGAGTTACTTCAGGTGCAACTTTAACATTTTCAAATGGCGCATTATCAAATGGTAAAAATCAAGTATTAAAATTAACAGGCACAATTTCAGGAGCGGTTAACGTTGTTATTCCGGATTCAGTAGAAAAAACTTACGTTATTGAAAACGCAACTATAGGTGCATTTACTGTAACTGTTAAAACTACTTCAGGAACTGGAGTAACTTGGGCAGCAACTGACAAAGGTACTAAAATGGTTTACTCTGATGGTACTAACGTTGTTGACACAGCTTTCACAGATTTATCTTCAGACATCACTCCACAATTATCAGGTATCTTAGATACAAACGGTAATGATATTATTGTTGATGACGCTGGTGCGATTGAAGATGATTCAAATAATCCATACATAAGATTTCAAAAAACAGCTTCAGCTGTTAACTACATTGATGTAACTAACCAAGCAACAGGTTCAGGTCCAGCAATTGATGCTGTTGGTTCTGACTCTAATATTGATTTAAATATTTCTCCTAAAGGAATTGGAAGAGTTGTTTTAGGTGCAGGTGCAATTCAACAA